TCGACGCCGCCGACTCCCTGGCCGCGAGCGCCGCCGACGTCTCCATCACGATGTCCACCACCACCGGGGCGCCGGTCGTCGGAGAGACCATCCTGATCGGCTCCGAACGGATGCTGGTGGTGGACGTGGCCGGGTCGGTGCTGACCGTCCGGCGCGCCTGGGACGGCACCGTGCTGGCCGCTCATTCCGCGAACGCGGACATCTACGCGCCGCGCACCCTGACGGTCGCCCGGGGCGTGCTGGGTACCACGGCGGCGGCTCACAGTTCCACGGACGCCATCTCGCGGCAGGTGTTCCCCGGCCCGGTCCGTGACTACGTGATCGCGGTCGCCATCGACCAGCTTCTCCAGGAGACCTCCGGTTACGCCCGCGAGGTCGGCTCCGGCGACAACCTGCGGGAGGCGTCCGGCCGGGGGCTGCGGGTCGCCGAGCAGCGGGCGGTCGCCCTGTACGGGCGCAAGGCCCGGGTCCGGGCGGTGTGACGTGGCCACCGAGGTGCATTTCAACGGCCCGATCTTCGACGGTCGGGCCGCCCACGAAGTCGACGCGATGATCCACGAGATGCTCGACGACGTCGGGCAACAGGGCTACTCGGACGTGATGTCCAACCTGGACAGCTCCATCCGGAATCCCACGCCGTACTACGAGACCCAGATCAACGTTAAGAACTCCGGTCTCACCAGGGTCGTCAATGACCGGGGGATCATCTACGGCCCGTGGCTGGAGGGCACCGGTTCCCGCAACAGCCCGGTCACCCGCTTCCCCGGCTACGCCTCGTTCCGCCGAGCGCATCAGAAGCTGGAGGGCGAAGTTCCCCGGCTAATCGCGGGCACCGTCCGCCGCCACGTGGCGAGGATGCAGTGAACGTCACGGGGATCTTGGACGGCATTGTCAGCCACGCCCTGTCGACGGGGCTGTTCGAGCAGGTCAACACGCACGAACCGAAATCGGCCCCACCTGGGGGAGGGCTGACGGCGGCCGTCTGGGCGCAGCGCATCGGCCCCGTGCCGACCGGCTCCGGGCTGGCCATCACCTCCGGGCTGGTCGTGTTCACGCTGCGGATCTACTCCAACATGCTCGCCGAACCGCAGGACGCCATCGACCCAGAGATCCTCGCCGCCGTCGATGTCCTGATGGCCGCCTACTCCGGCGACTTCGAGCTGGGCGGCACGGTCCGCAACGTCGACCTCCTCGGTGAGACCGGCACCCCCCTGTCTATGCAGGCGGGCTACCTCAGCCAGGACAAACGCCTGTTCCGCGTGGTCGACCTCACCATCCCGTGCGTCATCAACGATCTTTGGGGGCAGGCGCCGTGACCAAGCAGACCGGCATGGGCGACAACTTCTACGTCGGTGGCTATGACCTGTCCGGCGACGTGAACTCGCTGTCCAACATCTCCTCGCCGTACGAAATCGACGACGTCACCGCCATCACCCAGTTCGCCAATGAGCGGGTGCTGCTGCGCCGCGACGGGTCCATGGAGTTCGTCACCTACATGAACATCGCCGCCGGTCAGGCGCACCCGGTGCTATCCGCACTGCCCCGCACCGATGTGGCCGTGGCCTATTTCCGTGGCACCACGCTGGGGAACCCCGCCGCCTGCATGGTTGCCAAGCAGATCAACTACGACGGGAACCGAGCCGACTCCGGGGCGCTGCGGTTTACCACGCAGGCACAGGCGAATAGCTACGGCCTGGAGTGGGGCAAGTCTCTGACGGCCGGTAAGCGCACCGACACATCGGCCACCAACGGGTCCTCGATCGACACCACGGGAGCGCTGAATTTCGGCGCCCAGGCGTACTTGCAGGTGTTCTCGTTCACCGGCACCGATGCCACCGTCAAGATCCAGGACTCGGCGGACAACTCCTCCTTCGCCGACGTGACCGGCCTGTCGTTCACGCAGATCACGGCCGCACCAACGTCGGAGCGGAAGGCCACCTCCAACACCGCCACCATCCGCCGCTACCTGCGCGCCGTCACGGTAACGACCGGCGGGTTCTCCTCCCTGGCGTTCGCAGTCGTGATCAACAAGAACTCAGTGGCCGGGGTGACCTTCTGATGCTGGGCCAGCAGCGGGCGATCATGCCGTTGATGCCGGTTGCCGCGTACCGGACGTTCGCCATCACCAACCCCGTCTCAACCCACTACGTCAGCGCGACCTGCGCCGAGGTCGACTGCGTGCACTGGCGGAACGGCTGGCGTGTCCGCGTCGAGGATCTGACCCCGCAGCTGTTGCACACCGCCAGAGCCAGCGGCCGGAAGTACACCGAGCTGCGCGTCGCCGACGGCGAGACCTGGCTGGTGTTCGAGTCCGGGCAGCCCTGCTTCAGGGCGTCGCAGCATATGCGCCGCCTGGACCGGCCGTCCCTGTTCTCCGTCCGCGACGGCGACTGGCGCGGCAACCCGTTCGGTACACCCGTCCGGCGGCACACCAAACCCGAGTTCTGGGTCGAGGAAATGTCCGAAAACCTCGACCGGCTCGCAACCGAGATCCAAAGGGGGTAATCGTCCATGTCCAAACTCACCGGCCTCGGCGCGACGCTCACGGTCGACAATTCCAGCGGTACGGCCAAGGACATTTCCAGCTCCGTAACTAACTTCGATTTCGCCGTACCCCGGGGCGTTGAGGACACGACCGGCGTCGACAAGTCCGCGATGGAGCGGCTGCTTTTGCTGGCCGACTTCTCCGTCACGTTCAACGGCGTCTTCGACACCACAACGGACAAGTCCCACGACGTGTTCTCGTCGGTGTCGTCCACGTCGGTGGCGCGCACCACGAAGATCCAGCCCACCTCGGGCGCGACCCCGTACCTGTCGTGCGAGGCGCTGTTCACCGACTACCAGGTCTCCCGCGCAGACTCCGGCGCCCTCACCTGGCAGACACCCGGCGTGCTGAGCGACGGGACGGTCCCGACCTGGACGAACAGCTAAGGAGTGCCGTGGGGTACAAGCGCGAAAAGAAGATCTTCCGGTTGCAGTTCGAAGACCCCTCCATGGCCGGTCTGGAGGTGCGGGCCAAGTCCACCTCGATGGGCGAGTACCTGACCATCTCCCGGCTACTGACTCGGCTCCAGGCAAACCCGGGCCTGGTCGAATCCGACGTGGACACGCTGGAGGAGCTGTTCGCCAGGTTCGCGAGGGTGCTCGTTTCCTGGAACCTCGAAGACGAGGACGAAGACGGCCGGGACGTCGCCATTCCGCCAACCAAGGAAGGGCTCCTCGGCCAGGACCCCGACTTTGCCATGGGCGTGGTTAACGCGTGGGCAAGCGCGGTCGGCGGCGTCGATGAAGAACTGGGAAAAGACTCGAACTCTGGGCCTCGGTTCCCGGAGGTCAATATCCCGATGGCCGCACTGTCGACAAGCCCTGGGAGCTGATCGAGGCCGAACAAGTTCTCACCCTGTGCCGCCTGTTCCACTGTCCGCCGAGTCAGTTGGACCGCGAAGACGCCACCGTCATGCGTTACGCCCTAATCGCCCGCATCGGAACGCCGCGAGAGGAGGACACCCCGAATGGCGAATGAAGTAACCATCATTGTCAAAGCGCACGACCGAACGAAGGGTGCCCTCTCGGGGATAAAGAACAACTTCGAGCAGATGGTGGGCGAGCTCAAGGGACTGGCCATTGTCGCTGGAGGTGCGGTCGGGCAGGCGCTGGTCGGGCCGATCGGGGTTGCCGTGGCCGGGCTGGCGGCCGAGTTCGCCGGGGCTGGAGCCGCGCTCGGCGCGTTCGGGGCCGCGATCAAACCGCAGGCCAGCGCGATCCAGGATCTGGTGGCGGCTTCGGATGCCTACGACAAAGCGGTCATGAAGTCCGGCAAGGACTCCGCCGAGGCGCAGAAAAACCTCCATTTGTACAACGCGCTCCTCAAAAAGATGCCCCCGGCCACCGCAGACGCAGCCATGGGCTTCTTCGATCTGCGGAAGACGTTCAACAAGTGGTCCGACTCCCTCACCTCGACCACAATGCCGATGTTCACCCGGGGGATGAAGGACTTGCAGGGGGTCATCCCCCGGCTGACCCCGCTGGTGAAAGTGGCCGCATCCGCCCTTGATGGCTTCCTGGCCTCGATCGAGCGCGGTGCCAGCGGCGGCACCTTGGACCGTGTCATCAGCGAGCTGACCCTGATGGGGCAGGAGAGCCTGCCCCACCTGCTGAACGCCCTCAAAAACACCGTGGTGGGGGTGGGCGCGTTCCTGGGCGCGTTCATGTCGGTGTCCGACGGCAGCTTGTCCCGTGGCCTTGAGCACGTCACCGAACGGTTCGCCAACTGGGCGAAGTCGCTGCGTGGCAACGAGAAATTCAACGAGTTCGTGCAGCGAATGAAGGATCAGTTGCCCGGCATCATCGATCTGCTCGGCAACCTGATCCAAACCGTTGGGACCCTGTCGATCGCGATGGCGCCGTTCTCGGGCGCCACCCTCAAGATAGCGGAGGCGTTCGCGCGGCTTATCAACGCAGCCCCGCAGGAGCTATTGAACGAGCTGGTCCCGGCCATCGCAGGTGTAATCCTCGCCACCCGGACGTGGGCCGCAGCCCAGGCGAGCGTCAACGCGCTGTACCTGAAAAACCCAGTCGGCGCGACAATAGCGGCCGTTGTCGCGCTCGGGATCGCGTTCACGGTCGCTTTCCAGAAGGTCCAGGGATTCCGGAACGCCGTCACCGACAGCATGGTCTACCTGGCCCAAGCCACAATCCGCACCGGCGAGATCATTACCAACGTCATCCTCACTGCCTTCGACGGGATCGTCCAGGGCGCGGCCAAGGCGTTCGGGTGGATCCCAGGCATCGGGCCCAGAATCAAACGCTCCGCGAAGGACATCGACGACTGGAAGAACTCCGTCGTCGGCTCGTTCGATCACGCTTCCGACGCCGTCGAGCGATGGGGAGAGCGGGTCAAGGCCGCAGGCAAGACAGCCCAAGCGAAGATCAAACTCAAGGCGGACATCTCCGACCTCAACTCCAAGCTCGACACCGCCGAGGAGTCGCTGAGAAAGGCGAACGGCAAGATCGCCACCGCCAACATCAAGGCCAATATCAACGACCTTGAGGCCAAGTACCTGCTGAGCATCCGGAAGCTCAACACCCTGGACAACACCACCGCGACGTCGAAGCTCAAGGGCCACATAACGGACTTGCAGGTCAAGATCGCACGGGCGAAGAGCCTGATCAATTCGGTGCCCAAGTCCAAGCAGTCGCAGCTCAGGGCGTACATCGCGCAGCTGGAGGCCCAGGTCAAGAAGGCCAAGAGCGTCCTCAACTCCCTGCACGGACGCACCGTGGACGTCAACGTCCGCGCCCGCATCGACCCCCGGCTCACCTCCGGGGGCTTCGTCATGGGAGGGCGGCCAGTTTTCACGGGCGGCATCATCGGCGCCGCAAGTGGCGGGCCTAGATCCCGGCAGACCTTGGTCGGGGAGCACGGCCCCGAACTGGTCGACCTTGCCCCCGGCTCGACCGTGCACTCCAACCCCGACACGCGGCGGCTCATGGGCACAGGAGGCGGGGGTGGCCACCTGGTCCTGGAGTTCGCGGGCGGCTCCGGCTCCGAACTGGAGCGCCTGCTCTGGGACTTCATCAAGAAAAACGTCCGGCTCCGGGGCGGCAAAGGCCCCAACAGCGTACAGAAAGCCCTCGGGGGGGGGCGGTAAGCCGTGGCGACCCCCTACGTCGGGCTACTCATCGACGGGTCCTGGGTCGACGTCTCCTCCTACGTTCTGTACGAGGCCGGGATCACGGTGGCCAGGGGCCACCGCTCCGAATCCGGCGGCATGGAGGCGTCCACCGCCGCGTTGACATTCAAGAACTTCGACGGCCGGTTCACCCCCGACCATCCACTGTCGCCCTATTACGGCAAGTTGGGCCGCAACACGCCCATCCGGATCGCCCGGGACACCCCGAACCTCGACACCTACCTGTACATGCCGGGCGGGCCGGACAACGAGGCGTCCACCCCCGACAGCGCGGCGCTGTCCATCACGGGAGACACTGATGTCCGGCTAGAGCTGGCCCTGGAGTACCCGGCCATCGCGCAGAGCCTCTGCTCGAAGTATGAGTTCACCGGAAACCAGCGGTCCTGGTACCTGCGGATCGACGACGGCGGCACCCTGACCTTCACCTGGTCGGCGGACGGCACCACCACGCTGTCGGCCACCTCTACGGCAGCGGTCGACGTCGACTCCTTCGAGCGGTTCGCGGTCCGGGCCACGATCGACGTAAACAACGGGGCCGGGGGGCGCACCGTCACGTTCTACACGTCGGATTCGATCTCGGGCAGCTGGACGATGCTCGGGGCGGCGGTCACCGCCGCCGGGACCACCTCCATCTTCAACTCCACCGCGCCCGTCAGTGTGGGCGAGGCGATCTCGATGGCGCCACTGCAGGGCTACGCCTACGCCTTCGAGCTGCGCAACGGCATCGGCGGGTCAGTCGTGGCCAGCCCCGACTTCACCGCGCAGGACGACCAGACCACCTCATTCGCCGACGCGCAGGGCAATACGTGGACCATCACCGGCATCTCGGCGTTCCTCCATGAGGGGCCCTGGCGATTCCACGGCGAAGTCCCGGGCTGGCCGGTCGTCAGCGACGTCACTGGCCGGATGGTCACCGTCTCCATAGAGGCGGCGGGGCGGTGGCGGCGACTGGTGCAGAACCAGGAGCCAGAAAACTCGGTCATGTACCGCAGTCACATCCGTAACCCGGCCAACCTGAAGCAGTACTGGCCCCTGGAGGATGCATCGGAGTCGACCAGGGCTGCCTCGGCGATCGCCGGATACCCCGCGATGGTCATCACAGGCACACCGCAGATGGCTGCCTACGACGGGTGGACGGCGTCGGCCGCGATGCCGCAACTGGACTCGGGTCGCTTCAGCGGGCGGGTCCCTCCCTTCGCATCGACCGGCGACAACCTGATCTATCTGTTCATATTCGTCGACACGGTCCCGGCCGCCGAGGCCGACCTTTTCACGGTCATCACCACAGGCACAGCCCGCAAATGGCGGGTCCGGTTGCTGGCCAACGGGAACCTGCGGATCCGGGCCTACGACGACGGCGGCTCCGAGATCGACGACGGCGGCGGGAACCTGGGCTCCGAGCTTACGTTCGACATGGACAGTCGGGGCTTCACCATCCTCGCCCTGCAGTTGTCGCAGAACGGCTCCGACGTCGACTGGAACCTGTCGGTCTATGACTTCGTCAACACCGACAATATTGACGACTCGCTGAGCAGCAGCGGGTTCATCGGCACCGCGACCGGGGTGACTCTGGGCTCGGTGCAGACGGTGATCCTCAACGACGAGGGCGCCGTCGGGGACACCAAGGCCTCGCACCTGGCCGTCAGCGACGACGACTCCTTGTTCTCCACGGTCGGCATCGACGCGATCCGGGCCTACAACGGGCAAACCCCCCGCAGCTGGGTGGTGCGGCTGTGCAAGGAGGAAGACATCCCGCTTATGGTCGTGTCGAAGGGCACGGTCGGGGACACCGTCACCATGGGGGACCAGCGGGTGGCGCCGCTGTCTGAGCTGCTGACCGATGCCGAAACCTCGCATTTCGGCATCCTGTTCGAGACCCGAGAACGGCTGGGGCTCGGGTTCCGCACGCGCCCATCGATGGCGAACCGGGGCGCCGACGTCACCCTGTCGCACTCCAGCCACGAGCTGGGCGCGACCCTCAGCCCGGTCCAGGACGACCAGCTGACCGTCAACGACATCACGCTGACCCGCGACCAGGGTTCGAGCATCCACGTCGCCAAGGAGGCCGGGGACCTGTCCGTCCTGGACCCTGCGCAAGGCGGAGTCGGCCGTTACCCCGACAGCCAGACCCTGTCGATCACATTCGATTCGCAGCTCCCCGACCAGGCCGGATTCCGGCTGCGGCTAGGCACCGAACCAGGGGCTCGCTATCCGGAGATCACCGCCAACCTGCACCATCCCACGATCGCGGGGACAAGCCTCGAAGATGACCTGCTCGCCGCCGACATGGGCGACAGGATCGCGGTCACCGATCTGCCCGCGCACCTACCCCCCGACGACGTGTCAGTACTGATCCAGGGCTACGCGGAGCGATTCGACCAGTTCCTGCACAGCATCACCTTCGTGTGCGTGCCGGAGAAGCCGTGGCGGTGGCTGCTGGCCGACGACGACGACAAGCGTGCCGACACGCTCGGCTCCACCACCGCAACCGACTTCGATGCCGGGACCGACACCTCTATGACGGTGGCGACCACCGAGGGGCCGCTGTGGACCACGAACGCGGCCAGCGTCCCGTTCAACATCCGCGTGTCGGGAGTGGTGCTGGAGGTCACGGCCGTGTCCGGCAGCAGCAGCCCGCAAACGCTGACGATCACGCAGGCCCCGGTAAACGGTGTGGAGAAGACGATCCCGTCCGGGTCGGCGGTCAACGTCGCCGAGCCCGCCTACGTAGGAATGTGGTGATCAGGTGACGACGAATTACCCGGACTGGGCGGCCGGGGACCAGGTGTCGGCGCAGGCATTGAACGACACCGAGGGGTACTACATCTACAAAGCTTCCACCACCGGGCCCCGGACCGGCACAACCCCGCTCGCCGACCCCGATCTGACGTTCGAGATGGACGCCAACGCCGTCTACCTCGTCAAAACGAGCCTGCGGTACACCTGCCTGAACGCCGACGACTTCCGCACCGACTGGACCACTCCATCGGGGGCGGCCGGGCTGCGGTCATGCCTGGGGCAGGCGGCGCGGGTGGCCACCGACGCGTCCGGAGACACCGCCGAGGCCGACATCGTCCACATCGGGGTGCACGGGTTCGGCACTGACGTGGATTACGGAAACTCGCGTAACAGCGGCACGAACCAGGTCTCGGCGTGGGAGGAGGCGATCGTCACCACCACGTCGTCAGGGACCTTCGCGCAGAACTGGTCATCGGCCAACGGCGGCTCGGGCGCGAATCTGTCTTCGGGTTCGTACCTGTGGTACAAGCGGATCGCCTAGTGGGGGGGCTCGGGTGATCCTGACCGGCACGCCGACCACCCGGTCAGCATCTTCGCGGCGAACGTACAGGAGATGTACTGGCGGCTTTAGGGCATGAAAAAACCCCGGCTCGCGCTCGGCGTACCGAGACGAGCCGGGGCTTTAGGATCTTGCGGTTTGGATCTTAGGATTGGCGCCTCCGCCGGTCGGGGACGGAGGGTCACTCGGTGGGTGTCTCCCGACCGGCGGAGGGTCTAGGGGGGGCGGGTGTCTCTGCTACCGGTCGTCCCGGACCCAGGTGTACATGCGCTGGGCGAGCCGGAAGACCTTCCCGGCGCTGGGCATCTCCGGCGACCGGTCGTTTCCGGGCACCACCCGACCTTTCCTCGGTAGAGCCGGGTGGGCGTGTGGATGCAGGCCGAAGTTGGTGGTCAGCTCCTCCAAGATCGCGCACTTCAGTTCGAAGTGCTGCCTGGTCTCCTCACGGTTGCCGGTCAGCCAGTCCAGGATCGGGCCCATGCAGGCCTTCACCTGGTCGTAGTCCCACGGCTCCTCGGTGATGCGCGCCGCGTAGCGGTAGGCCGCCAGCTTGGTTTCCCAGCGCCCGGGGAGGTCCCGGGCGCCGAGCCCATCTCCATACATCAGGCAGCCTCCACGCGCCGGTAGACGCCGTGCGAAACCTTGACGATGCGGCCCTGCGCGAGCAGGTCGGACAGAGCCTTACTGATGGTGCGCAGCCCCGGCGCGTCCGTGCCCATAGTTTCGGAGATCCACTCCTTCAGGCTCGCGAGCATGACGTTCCCGCCGATCGCCTGAAGACCGGCGAGTACCGCCGCCTCGCCCTTACCGGCAGCCTCCGCAGCCTCCGGCGTGATGTCGGGGACGCCCGCCGGGGGGGAGGCGGCCGGGGCCGGTGGAGGTACGTCAACCTTGGACTTATCGAACGCCTCCAGTGCGGGGTAGGCCCCGGTGGTCGCCCACACATACAGGTCGTCCTCGTCGATGAAGGCGATCCGCATCGGCGAGGGCCGGTCCGAACCCGGGGTGAGCGCGAAACCAAGCCCCGCCGTGGTCTCCCCGTTCGGCCACACCTTGGGCAACATGCACGGGTCGACCGGCAGGGCACCGTTGAACGCCACGTAGCCGTTGATTCTGCTGTTGGTGCGCAGCACGATCGCGTTACCGGCGGCCACCGCGTCCCGGATCGGGGTCGAGTTCCCCAGGCTGGCCAGCAGCGGAACCTGCGTGATCAGCCGGAACTTGATGCCGCACTTGCGGGACATTGCGATCATCTCTTCGATCAACGCCCGGCAGATCGGGTCCTTGAGGACCACCTGCGCCTCGTCGATCGTGACCGAGATCATCGGCAGGCCGTGGCGGGGGTCCATTGGGGTGAACGCCCCGATGCCCTTACGACGGTTGCCGCGCTTGTCCGTCCACTCGATCGTCGCCAGCAGTGCGTTCCGGCCGTACATCCGTGCCCGGATCTCCAGGAGCAGCTGCTGCGCCTCGGCGATGTTCCCGGCGAAGGCGACGACGTTGTCCTGCCAGTCCGGCAGGGACTGGCCGCGCTGCGGGTCGATGACGATCGAGGCGATGATGCCGGAGTGCCGCTCCTCGGCGAGGAGTTGCCCAACGCAGACCGACTTGCCGGACCCGGTGCACCCGGAGATCAGACTGTGCATGGGGCCGAACTTCGGGATGAAGTGCCGGTACCGCACCGGCTGGCCGTCGGCGTAGTAGCCCATGACCGAGATGCCGGTCTCCAGGTCGAGCGTCGGCCCGGTCCAGCGCACCAGCTCGACCAGCGGGTTCTCGCTCAGCACCATGATTTTGGCCAGGTGCAGTTCGCCGTCCGGGGTGGGCTCGATGGTGATGCTGCCCGCCTTCAGGCGCAACGCGGCGCCCACGCGCCGGGTGACCATCATTGCTTCGTCGGTACTTTCCCTTGCCAGCTCGATGACCCCGGTCCAGCCGCCGCGCAGTTCCTCGATCTCGCTGAGGACGGAGCCAACCAGCGGCCCCTGCGGGCGCGCGACCTGGGCCTTCCACTCCAGGACGCGTGGGTCGATGACCTCGCCCTCGATAACCTCCGGCTCAGAGAGCGGTTCGGGGATGTGCCGCTTCGGGCGGACTCGGTACCGCCACCACCACGGCATCGCCAATACGGCGCCGATGCCGACCAGCCAGGCGGGCATCGGTGGCGTCACGCCCACCGCAGTCGCCGCCGTCAGCCACAGCGTGGCCGCATGCAGGCAGGTCGCCAGGTGGCCGGTGTGCCGCCAGCCAAGTTGCACCGTCGCGAACCACAGCGCATAGGTGGCGATGCCCCCGGCGGCCAGCACCAGGGCCGTGCCGGGCAGCGACCCGAGGTGAACGCCTCGCACGAACGTGTGCAGGACGAATCCTGCGGCGTACAGGGCGAGGAGGGCGTACACCGGGTACAGCTGATGCCGGAACCGGCCGAACGCGAGTTTCGTCTCGCGCCAGGTGGCGCCTCTGGCCGTCGACAGCATCACGTCGACCCGGCTCGGCTTGTCGTCGTTCACCCGCGTCGCGGGGCTGCCATCCTTGGCAGCGGGTCGGTTGGCGGTCTTCGTTGTCACGGTGCCCGCCCTCCTTTCCTGTGTGAAGGCCACCTCCTGGGATTGCGCCCCAGGAGGTGGCTCGGGGGGGGATTACTCCTGGTACCAGCCGCTCTTCGCGGGCTCGGCCTTCATGCCCTTGATGGCCTCTTCGGTGTTGGTGTGGCCCTGCGTGTCGAGCCGGTCAAGGTTCGCCTGCGCGGCGGCAGCCTCACGCTCGGACTGCGTGAGCTTCTGCTCCGCAGCGGCCTTGCGGGCCTGAGCGGCCTCCATCAGATCAATCATTCCGGCGGCCGTGTCGGAGCCGACGTCGTTGGAAGCCAGGTGCGCGTCGGTCGTCTCCGTCTCCTGCATCGCCGATTCGGCGTCTCGGATCTCCTGGGCAGCCTCGGCGGCACGGCGGCTGGCCTCCTCGATCTTCCGCTGGTTGAAGGCGCGGTAGACCGAGATGCCACCCTCGTCTCCGCCGGGAGCGCCGCCGGACGTGCTGGCGGGTGTAGTCATGGTGTCTCCGTTCATGGATGGGAACAGTGGGATCGGTTCGGGTAGGGACTTCGAGCGCGGCTCAGGGGCCCGCTCGGCCTTTGGCGCCTCGGCGGCGTCCGCAGGCGTGGTGGGCTCGACCGCCGGGGCGGTCTCCTCCTTGGGCAGTGCGCCGCGCTTGCGGCCCTCTTTCCAGGCCGCCCACGGGGACGGTTTGCCGGGGACCTCGCGGCGCCATTCCTCGTGCGCATCCTTGCCGTCCCGCCACCCGCCAGAAAGATCCCGGCGCAGCGACGGCCAGCCGTGGCGCAGTTGGTAGAGCGTGTAGCCGGTGTTGTACCGGACGCGGCCCTTCGCGCTGGCACGGCCACGCCTGTGGACCTTGTCGGCGCCGGGCACGTTGGCGACATAGCCGTTGTTGCCGCTGGTGCGGCCGAGATCGGCCTGGTCGGCGGTGCGCTTGAACGCGTAGGCGACCAGGAACGCCAGGACCATGAACTCCATGTCAGCCTCCGATCCCGAACAGGGCGGCGATGGCGTTGGCAGCGATCACGGCTACCCAGCCGAGCGCGGACGCGACCAGCGCCCCCACCGCTCCGCCAATCAGCGGGGCGAAGGCGGGCAGCGCGATGGCCGAGGCGTTGGTCATGTTCGTGGACTTGTGTTTGGGCCACAGGTCGTAGATCACGATGTAGGCCAGCACGACGGCGATAACCGTGCCGGTGGCGACACCGATGATCGGGATCGCCTTGCCCAGGTTCGCGATGGAGCCGACCCAGGAACTGAGGAACGCGGCCGACAGGCCGATCCCGGCGATCAGACACAGCCACGGGGTGAGGAACTCCACCCGCCGCAGCGGCCGGGACCGCAGCAGCACGGCGAAGGCGATGCACACCACTGCCGCCGTGATCGAGATAGCCCCGAAGTGGGCCGGGGGGTGTGGGGCCGCCGCCGGGACCGGAGCCATCGGGGCGGTCAGGATCATGACAACCTCCAGATGATGAGTGCGATGACTGCGGCGGTGAATCGCCGCAGGGGGCGCTGCCCGAGCCACGCGAACGCGTAGCCGACCAGTGTCAGAGGCAGCCCGATGACGAACCCGTCGATGCGCTGCACCCAGCGCAGCGGGGTAAAGCTCCCGGCCATCGGTGCCCTGGTCCAGTACAGGAACAGGTCGTAGAAATCGGCGGGGTGCTCTCGGCCGAGGCCCGAGCTGCGGCCGAACCAGGCGGCCAGCCGCTGCGCGGTGGCCTTGCCGTTGTCGACCCACAGGTCGACTAGACCCGGATCGTCACTCTCCGGATAAGGCAAACGATCTTCGCTCGCCTTGCCCTTTGCGCTATTCTCGCGCGCACGCGCGCCGCGTCTGCGCGTCGCGTCTGGGCCGTCGCCGGGCTCCGGGGCGTTCGCGCTTTGCTCTTTTGCCCTTTCGTCCATCATGGTCACGCTCAGTCACCTCCTCCGGTGATGCGGTTAATCTCGCCGAGCAAGATCCTGGACATGCGGTCCTGGTAGTCGGCCGCAACCGGCGGCGGGAACTTGGCAACCAAGCCCCGCCACTGGTTGAACCGGACCAAGGCCTTGTCGGCGGGCGTTCTAGCCCGCCGATACTTCGCCTCGTGGAACCGAAGAAACCGGCTCCACTTGGCGTCTTGCCTGGTTGCGGTGGTCACTCGCCCTCCTCGCCTCGGTAGTACTGGGCAAGAAGGGCGCGGCCCCGGGCGTCCCCAATGGCCATCTGCTTCCGCAGCGCCGTCAGGGACAGGCGGGTGCCCGTCCGGGACTGATGCTGTTCCGCGAGATGCACTAGGTCGGCCATCACTTCGGCGTCCGACCGGCCGCGCGCCGGGAGTTTGTCGTCCCCCTCCGGGAGGAGGTCGTAGACCTGGGTGAACATCACCCGGCACGAGCCGTCGTGCAGGGTTTGCCAGCGGACGATTACCTCACCCTCGGGCGCTCCCTCGATCGCGGCGATGACCTGCTCTATGACGGTCTCTTTGTCGTGCATGGTCACTCACCCACCGCGTGCAGCGGCGGCTCGTCGCCGTAGTGCTGTGCGATCAGACGCTTAGCGCGTGGCCAGCCAATGTCATGGTTCTCCGTCAGGTGGTTGACCGACAGCCGGTCACCATCGTTGGCCGCTTCGTACGCCGGGGCGATCTCATCGGCGATCCGAGTCAGCCACTGCTCGTCGGAGACCCTGCCGTTGCCCCCCTTACGTGGGGGGGTCTTCGTGGGGGCCTGACGACCCCCTGACGTGAGGGCCTGACGCGCGCTCCGCGAGGGGCCTGACGTGAGGGCGGCGTCACCCCCTGACGTGAGGGGGTTCGTCAGGGGCCTGACGTCCTGCGCCACCAGGGGCGATTCCGAGTTCGTAAGGGGTTCGCGCACGTCGCGGTGCAGCATGTGGCTGAGCGCGGCGGCCATGCCGAGGATCAGCACCGGCAGGCACGAAACCATGATCGTGACGCCAATCGGGGCGCGCAGTTGGCGCCCCTCCTCGGTGGTCGCGGCCAGCACGTGAAACGCCGCCTGACCGATCATGCCGAGAGCCAGCGCGGCGCCCCCGGACCAACCGGCAAACCGGCGGGTCTTCGGGGTCAGGTTCGCGCTCGACAGGGCCGCCCCGATCGCGTACGCGGCGTACGCCTCAACGCCAATCGGGAGGGTGATCGCAGTGTTGACCTTCAGGTTGTCCCAGATTCCGGGGAGCAGGGAAACCTTTCCGAATCCGGTGGCCTCTCCCAGCCCCACCCATCCCGACCAGGTGGCGACACCGGCCGGGGCGGCGATCAGGAGCAGCGGCCACCGGGGGTACTGCCTGCTTGTGGTTGTGGTGATCATTTGGCGTGAGTTCCTCTCGTGTTACGGCGCTCGTCCTCGACCGTGGTAAACAGCTCGTGAAGGTCGGCGGTGCCTCGGGGGTTGTGCGCCTCGTCCAGGTCGTCCAGCTCGGGAGCGAATTCCTCTGGCCGGTTCCGGGCCTGTTCGGCCTTCAGTCGGCGCCACCGGGTGGCCCACATGATCACTCCGTCAACGCCCAGCCCGGTCAACCCCAGAACGATGATCACGCCCAGCGCGCCGCTGTTGGCGGCGTGGAGATGAACCTGCAACATCGCGCCAGCGGCGAGCCAGCTGGAGGACCCCATGACCCCGTAGAAGGCCAGAGAGTTCCTCCAGACCTCCTCCTCGGTGGCCGAATAACGGATGCGGGCCTTCAGTGGCCAGCAGATCGCGGCGCCGAGCGCCAGGACGGCCATCACGACGAGCACCCGGTTGTGCGGGGTGACATTGACGATGTAGGCCGGGTAGAGCAGGTTGCCCAGAGCGAACAGGATGGGGGCCAGCAGCAGCACCTTCATCGTGACCGCCGCCGCCCCGTGGCTGGAGACTGCGTGATTGTCATCGCGGCGCCCCTCTCCTGCTCGACCTCAGCGGCGAACGTGGTAAACAGCTCGTCGTCATGGTCGTCGCGCTCGGCGCGGGCCGCGCAGACCCAGCTAACGCCCCTGGCCACCCGGCGAGTCGTCCAGATGCCCGACAGGACGAGGACGGCTCCGATGGCCGCCACTATGACGCCGATGACGCACCCGGTGGCCACGGCGGCGGCGATGCTCCCCTTGGTCATGGGGGCGATCTTGGCTGCGATCATGCCCAGGGACGCACCCAGGGCCAGGCTGGTAAAAACCTTCAGGTTGTCGGTCATGATGGATCTGGTTCCTCTCGTGCGGGACCAGCCCGGCGCCCCCCTGGTTTGAGTCCCGTTGGGGCGCCGGGTCAGTACTGGGCTAGATGCGGGTCAGATATTCCGGCGTGTCCTCGCTCGCGCCGTGCTCGCGCAGGGCGATGAACGTCGGGTCTGTGTGATGCGGACACTCGCAGCCAGACCGAG